ATGCCAATCGAACAGGCTGGAACCCTCAAAAGTTTCGTGACAGTTCGCGCAATGACCAGTCCGGTTTCCGCGCTGCTTCCACGTCTTCCCGCACGACCCATGAACTGTGTCGTGATTACCGGGGAACATTGTTGTGCTCATAATCAGTTCCTTTCGTAAAGCTCGGAATGGTCATCAATGGGTGCGTCACTGGTGCGGCGACGTGGCGAGCAGTTTCTTGACCTGCTGTGCGGGTGTGACGAGGTACTTTCCGTTGTCAGAAATCTCGGAGTCACCCCGATTGAGAATTGCGTGAGCCTTACTGATCGTCGCCAATGCAGCATCACGCTCGGCCGCTACGGCTGCGACCTCGTTGCGCTGCTCTGCGAGGTGTTGTTCCCACGCTTTGTCGTCCTCAAAAATGATCTTCGTCATGATGCTGTTTCCTTTACGTTCGGTCGTGATGATCGGGGCGGGCAAACATGCGAACCCCAACCCCCGTTTGCTGGGTTATATGCGACCCACCCGCCGCACATTCGGCAGTAGCCGCCGTTCTCTAAACCGTTGATGCGGTTGCTCATTCCGCGTCCTCTTCCGAGGTGTTGCGCCCGTCTTTCGCGCGCTCTGCTTGCTTGCGGAGGTTCACCCGCGCCATAGCCTCGGACAGCTTGTCGGATCGAATTCGACGGGACGCTTCCGCAGAAACACACAGCCAGCAATTACATTGGACGCGCATCAGACCGCTCACTCACAGCAGACCTGCTTTCTCGGCCATCATCGACAGTGCGCCAACGATTACTAAGCACAACCCGACACCTAGCCAAATCACAGAACTGCTACCGGTGTCACCCTTGTTTCGCCGCCACGGATCTCTTGGGACGGTCATCCGTTGTACTCCGGGTCGTCACTTTCAAAAACGACCTTCTCGATGTACTGCGTACTGACAACGCGAACGGTGAAGGTCGTCTCAGTGAGGGTCTTGAACTCACTCGTTTCGGGGTCGAATACCTGAACCTTGTACATTTCGTTCTCCTGATCTGTCGCGCTCATTTGATTGCCTTTCGTCGTGGCTTACCGAATACAAGAAACGTGGTGCCAACAAGTCCGAGAACCGCGACGATGCCCAAAGCGGTCAACGGGTCAACACCGGTTATTGCAAGTCGTGTCGGCTGTTCAACACAGTCGTCAACGCATGTCAACGGCGGGTTGCAGTCACCAGAAGGCAGCTCGCACTCGTCATCCGGGGTGCAACGTTCAGTGCACACAGGCGGCTCGATAATCAGCACACACTCACCCGCATCAAGCACATAGTCGGCAGGAAGTTCGGTCTGGTCGCCGTCAATATTCGGGCAGACGTCAACCGGTGGCTCATCTGTCGGCGGCTCAACCACCGGGCAGTCACCACCGGCAACGAAACGCCAGGAGATTGCACCGGTCTGTGTGTCCGAGCCATAATCTTCACCAAGCTCAAGCACACCATCGGCCGTAAACTTTGCGGCCTCGTCAACGGTGTACGTGTCGATCTGCTGCGTGACCTCACACTTCGGCGGTCTGCAATCAGCCACGAGTGTTTGCGGCCAAGTGACGTTCGTTGCGGTGCCACCATTCGGCAACTCCCAACAAACCTCAACAAGGGGCGGGCTTATTGGAGGATCGACCGCGCAACCCACCTTCAACGCATCCTCACCCTGCGCGCCCCAATGGAAGTTCTCACCCGACACCTGCACCCACGTGATCGTGAAGCAGTCCGTCAGACCGACCGCTGACCACGGGACAAACGACTTGCCAATGTACTGGGCGACGTCGTGTCTTGTGCCGGCGCACTCAGCATCCGTGCGAGTCACACACTTCGACTCGCCGTGTATCCCCTTATCGCCCGCATCCGACTTCACGTTGATGTGGAAGTTATCTGCGAGTGGCTGGGTCAGTGTGATGCCATCCGTCGTAACCGTGTATGGCTGCTCGGTGGCTGCTGCTGATGTGGCTGCGAACGTTGAAAGTGGGAGAGCGAGTGCCAGAGTTAGGAAGACTGGGGCTCGGAATGTGCGGGTCATGACCTCACCACCCGAGTGAAGAAAGAATCCCTGTCCATGTTTCGCAACAGGCCAGCCTCAACGCGATCGATGAACGCTTCCTGCTTGGTCGCGTTCACCGTGTGAACAACTTCGCCCGTGGCAATCTCAACCACTTCAATCAAAACGGTCATGACAAATCTCTTTTCATGGTTTCCGCATCGCAACACGGATAACCCGGTCGGATGCTGCAATCTGTTCAGCCCGACGAATGACGGACTGTTGCTGCTTGTGGGTCAGGGCGTCCTGCCACGGTGGGGACTGGTGTGGGGTTGCTGTTTCCAGGTCTTGAACCAGTCGGGTTAGGTCGATGTTCATGCGGCACCCCTAGATTTCGTGCTCGACCGTGCGCCCCGTAGACCTCAGAGCTTCCTCGATCGCCTCAAGCGCACTCGACGGATTGTCATAGTCGTCATCAGTTACTCGAGTTGCGATGAGATCCAGCGCTGCGTTGTTCGTGTCAAGCGCTACGAGCAACTTGCGAATCGTGTCTTTGACCTGGTTCGAGACCGACAAAGAGAAATCGGGATTGGCCAGTTCAGTGGCGAACTGCACTTCCGCTATCGAGAGCGGATAAGGAGTAGGCATGCTGTTTCCTTCCGTATTTGTGTGTTGCTAGTCGGCTTGGTGGACTTGAACCACATCTCCGCACCCACGTGCGGTGTTCTAGACCCGCCTCAGAAATTCGCCCGATTCGCGCTGCAGCGTGTGCGGAAGATGTGAGCGGCCTCACCAGTTGAACTACCAGCCGTTATGTGTCCGTTTGTGAGCCGGGGATGGACTTCCCCTCCACGCTTGCTTCCGGATTGCAGCGGCGCGTTTGCTCGGCTTGTGGGGCGTTAGGCTGCGCGCCGATACCCGGTGCGGCGGACGTTCGCCTCACGTGCCTTCATTGCCTTGTGGTATTCCGTTTCAACCCCGTCGATCGCAACCGTGTACAGGTTGATCAGGACGGAGGTTGGGAGATTGTTGATGTCGATCACGATTGCTCCTTCTCTTGTTGGTGAGTGCTCGATGCCGATTCGCACGGCCTACAGTCAGTGCTGCATTCGCTTTCGCTCGAGCTGACTGCCTCGTGGCGCTCACCAAAGTGACGACCTACAGCCATAGATGTTTCTTGCGAACTCACGGGACATACCGGGTCTCGCATGTGATCCGCTACCGTGGTCGCTGGGCCTATTCAGGTGCCTTCACCAAGTGGTGCCATATCTGTCCCCAGTACATCGGGGCCTCTTCTGGTCACGGAGCGTATTTAGTTGTTACGTGCTCTGCCCTGTTTCGAGGCATGGCAAAGCTGAGCCAATGAGGCTCGAGTGAAACTTCTGCTAGCTAGTCGCGGCGGTTAGTTGGCCACGGATCTACCGGGGGCGGGTCAATATGGGACTGCCAGAAGGTGTCCATGTTTATTGGGGTAATGGGGGTCATGCGGCCGTCCGCTTCTCTGCCTTGTATCGTGCGGAGGCGACTCGAGAACACGCTCGACATGAGCGGCCAGCCGCATGAATGCGGGTGTTCGCTTCATCGAACGCGTGACCGGCCGCACAATGCGTCTTGCTTGCCTGGTTGTGCGTACCGTGAATAAGAGTGTCTCGAACGTTGTCGGCATGGGTGCCCCAGCGGAGATTGCTCAGGACATTGTTCGTGCGGCGTCCATCGACGTGGCATGCTTCCATCGGTGAGTCGGGCACTCCAAGGAAGGCCAGCGCAACAAGCCGATGGACGGTCACTGTCCGCCTAAAGCCCGGTGAACTGAGGTGCACATTCTCGTACCCATCCGAGTCGAGACTGATGCGGAGAATACGACCCACCACTGCGCCCATTCCGGGCTTGACCCGGCGCACGCGTCCGATGTCTGAAATTTCATAGACGCCTTCGAAGTCAACGACCGGCATCCAGCGTTCGGCGGTCATGCGCTTGCCCGATCAACAGGCAGGTGCTCGACCAGGGCAACAAGATCAGCGTGAAGAAACACCGGAGTCTTGGTGGAGAAGTACTTAGGCGTGATGTCGCCGCGCTGTACTGCTTGGTCAAGCAGTCGTCTCGACTTCAACCCGATAACGCGCCAAGCGTCGTCCGGGGAGTATGAGATTTGCGCGCCGTTCATGCTGCTTCCCGAGCCCTCTCGATAACTTGGCGGTAATCGACGCCCAAGAAACCACAAATGGCCACCACGTCCTCCGTTGGGAACGGGGCGTGGTGGCCGGCAGAGAGCCGACGACGTAGCGTGTCAACAGAGATGCCAGCGGCTTGTGCGACACTTGATTTAGTGACGCGCGCCTTGGCGATCTCTGCGACTAGCTCATCGGCTAGGGCTGATCTTCTGAGTGGGTGGGTGTGCATATACACAGTGTCTACGCATATGCGTAGCTTGTCAAGCATATATTCGGCTTTTCTTGCGCGTATGCGTAGAATCGACGCATGGCAGGAGCAGCAAAGACACAACCGACCGAGCTGACCCTAGAGATAGCAGCGATTCTCAGGGGCAAGCAGGGGCGCGACAACATCACCAAACAGGCGATAGCCAATGCGGTTGGTGTTGGCGCGTCTTATATTGGGCAGGTGCTCGCGGGGAAGAAGCAGATTGATATTGAACTGCTCGACCGGATATGCATCTTCCTTGGGCTAGACCTCGTGGAAGACGTCATAGCGCCGGCAGACAGGTTAACGTCTGCGCGTCGGTACTAGCTCGGGTTGTGAAGTAAGCCACTTCTTTAGATCGCGGCTCATGATGACAGCCTGGCCGCCAATAACGTGCGCCTTCAGTTCGCTTGCCGATAGTGCTTCATGGATATGAGCGACATCTATTGATGCTGCGGCTGCCGCTTCATTGGGGGAGTATCCGATTTTGCACATTCGATGGGCCTCTCTGTTGCCGCGACCCTACGCCTAACCAGAGACATATACATGAGTGTTTTTACGCATCACGTATCCGGTTAGCGAAACTTCCCCGAAATGCAGCTGAGCAACCCCCTGACTTGGGGGTGGCTCAGCTTTCGATTTGAAGTTGATCCGAGATCGATTCCATGGCCGCACGCTTCTGGCTGCGATCGACGTCAATGTAGATCTGTGACGCCACAAAAGAGTTATGGCCGAGGATCTTCTGAATGATTGTCTCCGACGTGTTGCGCGCCATGAGAAGTGAGGCGGCAGTGTGGCGTGTTGCGTGCAAGCGGGTTTTTCCGATGCCAGCGCGCACCAACACTTCATGCCACATCTTGCTTGCTCGAGCAGGGTCAATGGGCGAACCGTCGAGGGGCAGGTCACGCCCATGCTTATCTTTGAACTCTGCCGTCCAGACTAGGTTGTACGGGTTGGGCTCCGTCTTAGCAATAGCGATTCGATGTTCGAGAATTTGACGCGGAATGCCTGCGAGCTCAATCCGTCGCTCGCCAGCGCGAGACTTCGGACGCGACATCCACAAGCCACCGTGGAGTTGGTACGACTCGGAGTCGGCAGGCAGCGTGACCTTCTTCTTCGGGCAGTTTGCCCCAAGCTTTTCGCCACACTTGGGGTCGCAGCCGTGTTCCCATGTGAAGCGCTGCAACTGCCATGAAAGGTCGATGATGTCAGTGACGCGATCGATAGTTAGACCTATCAGTTCGCCCTCACGCATTCCGGTGTAGAGAGCGATAGCCCAAAGTGACCCCAAGCGGTCATGTGCGACCGTTGCAAGGATTTTCTTACCGTCCTCGGCAGTCAGTACCGGGATCGATACATGCTCCTTGCGTGGGCGCTTGACGCGTGTTGCGGGGTTGGTCGCAATGATGCCCTCGTTCTTCGCTGCGTCGAGCGCGGCAGATAGAACGTTGTGGGCGTAGAGAGTGGTCGTAGAGGATTTGCCGCTCTCGAGCATCCGGTCATGTACGCGACGGATGTGGTCGTTGGTGATCTTGTCGAGTCGCACGCCACCGATCGCGGGGGATATGTGATTGCGAATCATCCCGCGATAGTTGTTCGCGGTTTTGGGTGCGAGTTCTTTGACGGCGATGCGGTTGAACCAGTAGTCAAGCCACTCGTTCAGTGGCTGGGTTTTCTCGGGCACTTTGCCCGTTTTCTCAATCGTCAGGATCAGCTCGCGCAAAGCCTTCTTCGCAGCCGCTTCGGACTTGCGAACCAGGACTTTACGCTTGCGCGTTCCATCCTCAGTAGGTATCTCGAGAGAGGCGCACCACAGACCATCGGCTTTGCGTTGGTAGACGGAACCTGCACCCTTGGGGCGTTTGTTCGGAGTCATCATTGTGCGCTCTACTTTCGTTGAGGGAGAAGTTGAGGGGACGCCGTTGTCCCCATCGGTCATCTGTCGTGCGCGCTCCACACCGCGCCGTTGATGACGCCGATGTGCAGTGGTCTTCTATGAAAGATGTCGCTAAAATTCATGGTGTTCGTTCCTTGGGGAAGTACTTGGGACGGATACAGGGCCACGGATGTAGGAGTCCGTGGCCCTTCTTTTGTAACTGTAGCACCACGTTAGCCATTACGTAAGCCATTGCCGGTGCGTACGGGTGCATACAAGTAACCCTCATCCCAGTAAAACACTGGGGTTTGAGGCATCTAGGGTGTAAAACTTCTCACTCGTAATGAGAAGGTCGTCAGTTCGATTCTGACAGGCGGCTCAATAAAACACTGGGGAGTGGCCATCTAACAGGTTGGTCACGTCAGCCTTTCAGTTAGCCTTTGTTGGGCAAGACTCTATTAATTTTGTTTCGGGTGCGGTACTTTCTAGACCTCACCCGTCAAACAAGGAGCCCCACCAATGAAGAAGCTACTGACCACCGCAGCGATCACGCTGCTCATGGTGGCCGCCCCAATGTCTGCCGCTCAGGCGAAGTCGTTCGCCCAGTCCCCGCGCACAACAGTGAAGGCATCATCCGTAGCGATCAAGTGCATGCCGAACACGCACGCATATGGTCGTTATTGTGTGCCGAACGATCCTGATCTGCGTGGCCCGAAGTATGGTCGGTAACCGCAAAGCCCCGGTGATCGCTCACCGGGGCTGAGGTTGCAGTATTGTCTCTCCAACGCGGCCAAGGTAGCAGTGTTCGGCGGGGTTGTCTACGAATACTTGAAAGGTATGTGAAAGCGAAATGACCGAGGCCATACGCGTTCGAAAAGCGAATGTCATATCGCGGGTAGGCAATCAAGCGACCCTGGTATTCCGCGAGGAGATGACGCCACTCGCTGTTTTCTCACATGGATTTCCGATTGTCTTTGACGAACCATTCGAAATAACGAGCGCAGCAGCAAGCGCCTTCGATGCGTCAACGTCTACTCAGTATCAACTTGAGGTAGAAAAGCCATCGAAAATCGAGGGCAAGATCGTTTTGTGCTACCAGATGGGCGCGAACCCGCTCGACCCAAAGAGCTTTACGCCAGTATCGGTTTTACAGCCTTTTACGTGGGCTGTGGGCGATTCCATTGACGTGATAGTCAATGTGCGACTACTCACCTCTTAGGCAACACCTTTCCGAATGTCCACAACTAGAAAACAAATAGCCCCGCCCAAGATTCCGTGTGGAGTCTCGAGCGGGGCATTGTTCGTTGCTGGGTTCACCATCCGCTGTCAGCGGGCGTGTTGGGCACAGCGTAAACAGCGATCGTGGTTACGAGTGCACCAACGAAGGTGAGCCATTCGAGTGCTTCGGGCAGGAAGAGTGAGCTGCCGGCGGTGATAGCTGTACCGATCAGTGCTGCGACGAACTTGGCGTAGGGCTGGATTGTTTCGAGCATGGGTTATCTCCTTGGTCTGTTGGGGTGTTCGGGGGTGATGGTGTTTTCGAAGTCGAGTTCGTCACCGGGGTTGATGCCGTTCTGGATGAGTAGGCGGCGTAGGCGCGAGTTCTCTTCTGCTGCGAGGCGACGTTTGCGGTCGGCTGCGTCTCGTTCGCGTTCGGCAGCTTTACGTTCTTCGATGGCGGCAATGCGTTGGTTGACGAGTGAGGTGTTGTTTTCGCGTTCGGCGGCTACACGTCCGGTGCGCCATTTCCAGATGAACCGTGTGACCGCTGTACCTATGGCGAGTGCACCACCACCGAGAAGGAAAGTAACTAGTTGTTGGGCTAAGGGGTCAGTGATAGTCGGTGTCACGTCTCGCCCTCTCTAGCTGGCGCGTGGGGCGAGATCGTATTCCGTGATGTCCGACCAGCGTTGAACGAATGATGCTGCGAGGGCAACTGCTATCAGCAGGCCGACGATCGATATTCCGAGCGCCACTTGCACAACAACGAACACACCCAGCCCTGTCCACAGGGCGATGATGGCTGTGCGTTCGAGCCACCAGATGCCGGGCAGTACAGCAATCGCACCGAGCACGCCTCCCAGGAGGATCGCTGCACCAAAGAAGTAGACGAGTGTTGTGCCGAGAACATCCGTGTACAGGTCAGGGAGCACCGACACGATGTAATGTCCGGCACCGACCATGCATGCGTAGATGATGAGCTGCACAAGGCGAATGGTGCGTGGTTCTTTGATCTTGAAGAACAGGAATACGAATAGGCGGATGATGGCGCGCATTAGTTCGCCAGTCGTTCGGCTAGCTCGTCAGCAACATCATCAGGTACGCCGGCCAGCAGTTCGGCGGTGTTCTTTTTGATGCGTGCGTAATCAACTACGACGCTTGCTGTGGTTCCGGAGACAACAGTTTTCAGGGTTGCTGCCGTCTGCGCATCCCGTGTCGCTGCGTTCGTCTCCGCAACAGTGATGACCGCTTTCAACGCTTCCGATGTGCACGGTTCACTGTCGCCATACGCTTGCTTCCACAGGCGTGCAGTTGCGAGCTCACGTGTGCGGGTGACGGTGAACTCTCCGACGAGATACCAGATGTCCTGTGTCTTGTGCGAAAGAAACTTCATGTCGTCATCCTGTTCAATTGCGGGGATAGGTTTGCTCGTTGTGCCTGCGGGTGTGGTGGTTTTTGTTACCCACGGTTCGAATGGCACACGCACACCCTGTTTGGTGATGCCATCAATGTGCGGCCACAGTTTGATCCACTTGCCATTGCGGAAAACACGCCGCCCGGTGATGCCCAAAAGGTCGCCACGGTTCACGCGGATACGACCGAACGGGATAGGGCTCGAGGCAAGTTCGCGGCAACCAATGCGGCGACCATCATCCAAAGTCAGCAACACCTGACCTGTGCCAAGGTTCTGCGCCCAACCATCAGCCGGTGATACGAACCGTTGACCTGACGCCACAACATAATCAACGCCACCCTGATAACCATTCGCGCGATGCCACGTCCAACCCGCGCCCACCCTTGCGTGTGGGAACGGGTGAGAAATTGCGATCATGCGCTTGTGACGTAGGAGAACAGCAGCGAAACCTCATCGCCTGCAGCCCATGTGAACGGGCTACCTGACGCGGTAGAACCGAAGCCACCTGTGAGTGCTGCCGTGTACGAGGCTGACTGTAAGGGACGCATTGCACGCACAGTGTTCGCATCGACAAGCTGAACTGGGCCAGCGAAATAACTGCCGTTGATGTCGTTGAATGCTGCCGTACCGTCAAGTGCTGTGGAGTTGGCGATCATGCCCGTTGTGTCGATGGGGAGCGATGGCGGGACGGTGGCCGTGATCGACCCGACAGAGATTGAACCTGTTCCGAGTTTCCCTTGCACGCACACGGTCACAACGTTTCCGGCGCGCGTGTAGGAGCCGGTGATCGTTGGTGATGTTGTGGCCGATGAGAAGTTCGTTATCGTCGGCGTGTAGCTTGTGCGGATTGTGAGAATGGCGATGATCTGGTTTACAAGTGCGGCGGCAACTCTCCCGCCAACGGTCGCCAAAGTGAGTGATGCCATGATGCTCCTTAGTAGGCGAAGAGTGTTTCGGGTGTGAGCTCGAGCGTTTCGCCGGCAACATGCGTTGTGGCTGTGGTTCCGTTCACGCCACGCACGATCGTGAACACTTGCGGAGTTGCTCCAGTGACGGCGGTGACACGCATCTGCTCGGTGCCCATGACTACATCCACGGGCAGGTCACCACCGGTGGTGGTGAATTTGGTGAGCGGGTCGGATGTTGCGATGGACATGCTTGTGACTGCAGCGTTGACGTTTGCGCTGAGGGTGAGCGCACCGTCAGCCATCCACCGGTCTGTGTCGAAGATGCCCGTTTTGGGTAGGGTGCGTTCGAAATACAGGGTGAACAGGTTGTCTTCTTGTGTATGCGTTTCCGCCGCACCAAGAAACCAGCCGTCCCATGTGCTGATGCCCAGTTGTGCGGTTGGCAACCCTGATACGCGGTAACGGTAACCGGGTGTCAACGCGAGCAGGTCAGCCCAACGGCTTGCGGTTGTTGACCTGGCGTTGACGGTGATCGAGAACACGTCGATGCCTTTGTTGACACCACGGAGGATGCGATCTTCACCCCATGCGCGAAGGTTCACAATGTCGGAGAATGCGAGGCTCCCTGATGTGTTCGCGGAACCGACTAGGGGCTCGAGGTCACTGTTTGTGACCTGTATGCGGTTGTCGGAACCGTTGACGTTTACCGCAGAAACGGTGTTGGTTGTGTCTCGTCCGATGTCGGGTGAATCCAGAATGTCTGCCGTGGTGACAAAGGTTGTGGTGACAGTTTCCGGGCGCACACGAGAACGCACGGTTACCTTCTCGACGGGTGCGAGAAGTGTCCCGGCGACGGTGGTGTAGATGTGTCCTTGTTCGCCACGGATGATCTCGTTGATGAGGTCGAGTGCTGAACCTGACCCCTGTTCCCCAACAAGTTCGTTGCCAAGATCGGTGGGCAGCGTGTCAAGGTTCAACGGGACTAGCGAGGCGATACCGGTGAGACGTGAACCCTCGGTGTTGGTGTTGGCGACTGCCTCGTTTGGAAGTGTTGCCGTGTGTGACAGGCGCGAAAAGTAGGCAACACCGTCGCCATTGTCTACGGAGAGGATGACGGATTTAACTTGCCGCTGCTCTTGCGTGAAAGTCGGGTTAGTTAGGGGGGTTGTATTCGCCCCGCCCACCAGCACGCCGTCAACGTACCCGCGGATTGTGATCCGCCAGTTTCCGCTGGCGAAAACGGCCGCTGTTGTCCACGAGTAGTAATGCGGTATGGACGTGTCTAGGGAAAGAGTTGCAGCCGACGAGTTGGTGGAAAAGCGAACCTGATCGGGATAAATCCCGACGATCATTGGGTAGAACGCGCTTGCCTTCGTATTCACCGACACCTGCGCGTTCCCAACGCCGGAGTAGGAAGCCCAAAAACCCCACGCTCCAACATCGGCATCTGGGTACAAGATCGGCGCTACCGCAGGGGTATACGCCGCAAGTTCCGCGGTGGAGCCCCCCGCCGATTCAAGGCGCACCATCGACTCCGAAACCATCGGAATCCCCGGCTCACCAAACGTCACCGACCCACGCGCCACCAACGAATCATTAGCCGACGCCTCCAACGCACGACGCGAACCCGACGAATCATCCAACGGCCAAAACAACAACGACCCAGCATTAGTCCGCGCCGTATCAGCCAAAGTGTCAATGCTCGTGCGCGCCGCAACCGTCAACGAATCAGAAACAACAACCCGCACACGCAACGACGACGCAACACCAACATCCGGAAACACCAACGGCATCGAACGAATCTGCCCATGACGGAGCTGACCATTCAACTCCCACGACACACCCATCCCCTCAGACAACGGAATCACAACAGGCGCAATACCTGTCGCATAACCTGGCGTAAACCGGCCATCCCGGTTATCCAACGTGAACGAAAACGTTGACGGGGTTGCATCAGAGAAAGCAGACTGGCGACCCCACGAACGAGTTACCGCGCCCTCATTGAAAACCACCCAATCGGTTACTTCCACATACGCACCACCAGCACCACACGCAATCGCGAACTTATGCGAGCTCGGCAGGAAGACGCTCATGCGTTGTTCCAATCAGTAGGTACAACACCATTACGGAGAGCTTCTTTTACAGACGTGGTGACTGTGCGTGCCAGCAGGTCAGGGTTATCGACAGCAAGTGACTTGATCGTCACAGGCACGGTTATAACGACAGACGAACTACCACCACCGCGACCCGCATACATGGGTGCAGCAGGTGACGCATACGCAGCAATCGACCCACCCGCGTTCATGTACTCGAGAGCTGCACGGTTAGCAGGATCAGACGTTGCCGTGGAGTTGGTGACAAACTCACCCGACGCGCCGGCGATAAGCATGTTGTCTTTCTTCGACGGCGCACCCGGCAGAATTCCACCGTTGGCCTTACCAAGAATTCCCGAACCCAACTTGTCATCAACGGTCGCCCGCAGCTTGATCGTCTTGCCCTGCCACCGCGACGTCAGACGACGCAACTCGTTCTCGGCGCGCTGCGTGTCAGCGAGGATGTCAATCTCCTTCTGAGACGGCATCGCATAAATTTTGTCCGTCAACGCCTGAGCAGCCTTCGCGTTACCGGTCAGCGCAAGAGCGGTCTGGTAGATCTCTTTGCGACCGGCCTGCAAACGATCCGTGTAACCCTCGGTGCTGTGATCCAGGTCGAACTGGGCCTTAGCCGCATCCTGCGACTGCCGAGCAAGCCCCGCCAAAGTTGACGCATTCTTAGAACCCGCAACCGTTGACTCATCCAAGTTCTTAGACGACACACCATTAGCAGCAGCGAACGCATCAATCTCTTTACGCGCATCAACCAACGACGCCTGATATGCCGCATTCGAGGTCACAGCATCCTGACCGATACCGTTCGCCTTATTGATCGTCTCAATGAGCTTCGACAACTCACCAGACAGACCAGACACTTCACCCGCAGCAGCAAGGTAAGCCTCAGACGCATCCTCAGTGGATGACACCGAACTCTCAGCCGCCGCCGCCTGGTTCTTGAAGTTCTCGCCCGACCGCTCAACACTGTCACCCAAAGACTTGATGGCAGAGCTCGCATTGCCTGCAGCGATACCACCCGACTCTGTGAAGTCGAAGAACGAAACAAACGTGTTATTGCCTGCCAGCTTCGACTTCACCGCGTCAAGAGCATCGCCACCCTCGAGGACAGCATCAGTCAACTCGCGCTGCGAAATGCCAGCCTCACGTGCAGCATCAAACGCGCCCGCCTCAGCAAGCTTCTTCGCCACAATCTCACGCGAATACGCGGTAAGAGCACCCGTGGACTGGTCAAGCGAATCCGTGAGCTCCTGCGTCGTACCTGCAGCCTCAGCCTGCTTACCTGCGAACAAGGACACCGCAACAAGTGCAACACCAAGTGCGCCACCAACAGCAGCCGTGCGAAGTGCAAACGAACCCATCGACACACCTGTGGCTGCGACCGTCGCGCGCAAAGCTGTGAACTTCGGAACCAGCGTCAGTGCGGCACCACCAGTCAGCAGCATCGCCGCCGTGACCGTACCCAGCACCAAACCCAAACCAAGCACCGGTTGCGGGAGTGCACCAACGCCGTCAACAACCAACGTCAACGTCTGCACCAAAGAACGCAGCACATCATTCGCGCTCGAGCCCGAACGAATCAAAGCCGTATCGAACGAACCGCCCAGCTTCTCAATATCGCCGGCAAGGTTGTCCAGACGATCCGCGGCAACCTTCGCCGCATAACCAGCATCGTTCGTCTGGTCAATGTACTTCTGGATACCCTCAGCACCCTGCGTATACAGAACGTTTGCGGAACGGATCGCGTCTGTACCGAAAATGATGGCAAGGCTCGAGTTGCGTTGCTCATCCGACAAACCGCCAAGGCGAGTCTCGAGCTGACCTGCGATCTCATCAAACCCAAGCATCTGCTGGTTCGAGTCGTAGAAAGAAAGCTTGAGGCGTTCCATCTCCTTACGTGCAGCACCAGACGGTGCCTGCAGCGCAATGATCGCCGTCTTTAGCGACGTACCAGCATCCGAACCCAGCAAACCAGCATCAGCGAACGCCGCCAGAACACCAGTCGTTTCCTCAATCGAGAACCCGGCACCATTCGCGATAAGACCCGCCTGGTTCAACGCCATCGCGAGATCCGAAACGTCACCTACCGCTTTACCCGCACCCGCAGCAAGGAGGTCGGCCACATGGGCAGCATCAGCACCCTGCAAACCGAACTGCTTCATCGTGATCGACGCATACGACGCAGCCTCAGCCACACCAATACCGCCAGCAGCAGCAAGCACGAGTGCACCTGACAGGCCACCGGAAAGGATTTCCTCAGTCGTCAGACCAGCCTTACCGAGTTCCTCAATCGCGTTCGCAGCCTCAGTGGCCGTAAACGCAGTCTTCGCACCCGCATCAAGTGCAGCTTCACGCAGCAACGCCATGTTCTCGGCGGTTTCCTGAGTTGCCGCTTTCACCTGCGACATCGCCTGATCGAACTCAGCAAACCGGGCAACAGCTAGTGCAATACCTGCAGCCATGACCACACCGGCACGCATGCCCATCGCGCCGAGCTCACCGAATGCCCGACCCTGCGCCTCAGCGTTTAGCTTGGCGTCGTCACTCGTGGACTTGTTCTTCTTCTGAACCTGATCCATCGCAGCGAGATAGCCCTGCACAGCCGCCGTAATAGTGACCTTGACTGTCCTGTCGGCCATAATGGGGCTCCCCGCTATTGAGTTATCGGCGCTACACTCAGCGCATGAAAAAATGGCTCACCATTGCGGTGATCGCGGGACTACTCACGGGATGCTCAAACGGCATACCCGAAGACGACTACTTCGACTTGGTGCGCGAAACACCCGGACTTACGCCACTCAGCGACGAATCCATAAGGGACATCGGCGGGAACATTTGCGCCGCATTCGAAACCGGCAACGACTACGCCACAGTGCTTGCCGAAATGATCGACAGCGGCATGGCAGCCGGAGACTCAGGGGCGCTCATCGCCTACTCGGTCAGCCAGTACTGCCCAGACGAACTGAGCAACATCCCCGGAGGTTAGGAGCGGCGGCGCACCGGGAAGGTGACGCCGTTCATGTTCGCTTGCGCGTTCTGCTTCTTGTACAAGTCGATGTCGTCCTGACGTTGCTTCTCGGCAAAATCAGTAACCCGCCCTGTCGTGTAAGCGAACTGGTTAGCCGGATCTGTCGCCTCGGACATCGGTATGCCATGCGAACCCATATCGCGTTCTGCGTGGCGCGACACAATCAGCAGCGCAACATCTTCCGGCGTCCACTCCGGTTCCTGAATAGAAACCGTGCGAATCAGACGACCTGAATCGTCATAGACATATCGGGTAACAACAAGCGGCTCCCAACCAGCAAGCCGACGAGGGGAAACGCCTACTTCGCGCGCGAGGGCCGCTTCCGCTTGGACGCGCCCTCCATGGCTTTTTTTGCTGCGTTGATCCGCTCAATTTGTGCGTTCTCATTCACCGCAATAACGGCATCCGTTATGGCCTGACGTCCACGAGGATCAATCGCCTGAAACAACTTCGCCCACACCTGCTCAGTGAGCGCGGTTTCCTTGTCACCATCGACACGAACACCAGAGATAGGCGCGGCAAGTTCGGCAGCGGTACTCACGTTGAAACCGAACGTCGCATCAACGAGCGAGTTCGCTCGAGCCACACCAGCAAGTGTGCAATCAGCCCACGACCGACCATCCAGTTCCGTGAACTTCAAAACCAGCTTCTCGCCACTAACCGTGACCGTCGCTGTCGCCGTATCAGGGTCATTCGTTTTACGTTCAATGGCAGCATCGAGAGCCGCCTCAAGATCAAATTCAGACATAAGTTTGTGTCTCCCGTGAATAGTCACCCGTGGAAGTTGGAACCTGACGGCGCGACACGGGGACGCCGCGCCGTCAGGGGATCAACTACGCGACGATCGTTCCCTGGCGTGTCGTAACCTGTGTGATGTAGGCCGTCTGCGAAATGGTGTCGATGCCGTTCTCCGTGGGCGCATCGGGACGCTGAGCACCAAGGACATACGTAATAACGTCAGCCTTCTGTGCAGCCGTCCAAATGGTTGCGTTCGTCACACCGCGACGGATGGTGAACTGACCGGTTGCGCCCTCAGTGAGAAGAACAGCAGCCGAGTCCGTGTCAGACGAGGCAACATACTTCAGCTCGAGCGTTTCCGACTTCTTACCGGGGCGAGTGAGATCGGTGTCAAGCGTCAGGCGCGCATCGGTGATGGTTGCCTGCGAAACGGCGTAGTTGAAGCCGTCCGGGGTGAAGCTGTACGTCAGCGACTTCGACGTGCCACCGTTGAGGATCGCCGCCGAAAGTGCGTTGCTGCCGGTCGGGGTCGTGTTGATCTTCCAGCGTCCGTCGCTCTGGCTTGAGGCTGCAATAGGGTCGAGTGCCATGTGATTCTCCTTGTGCTGTAGAAAGCCAGTCGGCAACCCGAAAGGCCGGGGTTTCCCGCGGGATTGCGGGAAGACTTTTGGGCACTAAAAAAGGCACCGCCTGAGCGATGCCTTAGTGCTTAGAAAATTGGGTTAGATGGGGTCTGCATCCCACGACAGCTCAGCCGTCGCGTAGATCAGTGGAGGTGTTACGTCGTTATCGACCTGCACCGGGATAGGTGTCTCGAACACAATGTTTCGTGCAAGCTCACCAGCAACCACGATCGGGTGCGGGAACCTCGAAACCGGGTCAATAAAAGCGGCCTTGACGTCTTCCAAAGTTGACTGACAGTTGTCATACGACGAACCCACAACGTGCAGCACGTAACGGGGGTGCGCGGTGGACTTCGCGCCCGTGAACCGCTCAGCCGTATCCAGCCCGTCCGAGGGCTGCACGACAACATACGGAGCCTTAGGGAGCTTGCCCGCAGTATCGCGTGGGGCAACAAGTTTGAACGTCTTAGAAGCCAGATACGTGATCGACTTCACTGTGGCATCAACCACATCCGTCTGCGCTTTACTCACAGCCCAGCCTCCTTCTCGGCAAGCTCAACCGCTATCTCAAGACCACGCACGAAATCCTTTTCATTGGCATGCAACGCCGCAGCACCATGACCGCGGCCAGTGATCGACGGCGTGCCATACTCCGACACGTTTCCGAGCGCACCCTGAGGCTTCTCCTTATCGAAACCAATCTCCGACTTGATAACCGAAACACCGAAAAACTGGCCAACAGCAATATCAAACGACAACGCATAAGGCAGGCGCGGAAGAGTACGAGAACCCTTCAACGGCGTCTGCCAAGCCTTCTTGATACCCATCGACGTACCAGTTATTGCCGTGTTCACATTCGGGCCGACATGATCCGGAACCCGACCAAACGATGCCGTCAACTGGTCAAACTCAGTGAAGTCATAATCGACACCATCAGCCATCAGAAAACCTCTTCAACCGAATACCGATGCGACGTCGCATACGTCTGTGAATGCCCACCCGTTATACGAGCTCGAGCACCAACCTTCGACGGATCAAGCGGATTACCTGTGCACTCCCAGGTGTCATTCACGCGCACATCGCCAGCACCAGGAGCGCCAATAGGGAGCGAGAGTGTTGCCGACTGGTCAACCACAATTGCGCCGGGGATCTCCGAACGACCGGCCTGTGTACCTGCTGCCTTGAACTTGCACGGGCCGTCATAAATGACAATCGTTTGCTCAACCTCTTCATGGGTGATTGGGTCTTCCACAAACACTTCCGTGCCACGAGTAATGACACCCGTCGTCGCCATCAGCGCATTAGTGAACGCGCGCCCCTGCATGATTACCGATTCGGCGCTCACAGGTATCGCGACCCAACGGTGAGCCACTGGGATTCCCATGTGCGGTCGATGAACCCTGCGGGCTTGATCGTGAACGCCGTGTCGGAACTTGCATCGCCAGCAGACAGCAGACCCGCCTCGGAATCCGAAAGATATAGAGCGCCCGTAGAGACAGCAGCATCCAGGCGGTAACGGTAGTCATCTCCCGCCTCTTCAAGCTTCCCCTCGGGGTTATTGAGAACGCGCAGTACCATCGCGCATTGGATCTGGATAACCAGGGCCCTAAATACTGCGTCAACCGGGGTTGCATCTAGCCGAGTGGAAACAGATGGAACTCGAGACAAAAGGATGTTCCACGCATCGCCAAGAAGAGTCTCAGCTACGTTGAGTTCCTGCGACGTGAGGGTTCGCAGCGAACGGTTGGACAAATCACTCGGTGTTGCCGGACTGGTCGCCATTGCGTTCCCCTCCTAAAGATTTGGGTAGATGGAAGGTGCGGCACCCCGAAGGATGCCGCACCCGATTGGCTAGAACGCAGCCGTGCCCTTGGTGTAAGCAACAAACGCGTCGGGGCTTCCCACGACGAATCCGTAGTACGCCTCAACGAGCAGCAGCGTCAGGTTCTCCTGGAATGCGGAGTGCCAGTTGGTGCCGTCGAAGTAGTTCGCTTCGTTTGACACCTTGACGGTGATGTCCATGCCAACGCCGTACGCAGCCTGCGACCAGTCGCCACCGATACCACGCAGCAGCGAGTCCGTGCCGCCTGCACCCGAAGCAACCACCGTTGCGTTGGATGCTGCAGCGGTACCGCCCGTGAGCGCCTTCTGGTTGACAGTGAACGGTGCAGCAGCACCGGCAACACCTGTGGTGATCGCCGGGAAGGTGATCGTGTAGGGGCCACCAGCGGAACCGGACACGGTGACGGTCGCGTAAACGCCGCCCCATGACTGGATGGTCGTCTGAATCGTCGCAGCAGCAGCGTTGTACGCGGCCGAGTACGAGTTGCCACCCGAGCTGAGCAGGAACGTGCCACCAGTCGGCGTACCAACGATGGTGACCGTCTGCACGGAGTCACCCGCACGCCAGTACTTGCCCGAGACGCCCTTGTTGAAGTAAGCCGGGTAGCCAGCGAGGTCTCCGCCGCCGATTCCGCTTCCGGTTGCGGTGGAGTGGGCGTCAACAAAAAGTGGACGTCCAGTGGTGTCGGTTGCGAGCTGCGCGTCCACCTTGAAACGCGGGTCTGCCGCGATTCCGGTGAAGTCGTAGTTCTTGTCGATGACCTTTCCGGCACCGTTCACGATGTCGGCGTAGAGTCCACCGCTGGCCTGCGAGGCGGTACCAAGCGCAACAGTGTTGCTGGTCTGTGCGAGGTAGTCGCCGAAGGGGCCGGCCGCACCCGTCCGAATCGACTTACCGTTGATGGCGGCATAGTCGAAAGCGCGTGCGAGGGCGGTGGGGAGATCCTGCTGAAGCTGGCTGTAGAGGCCAGCAGGGTTCGAGGAAACAACCTCGTCCGAAACGGGAACAAGAAGTGCAACCTTCTTGCCCTGCATGATTTTGACGCCGACACCAGCCTGCGAGGCGGGCTTGACGCCACCCTCAGCAACCCAGTCAGCGACAGGAACATCCATGGGGATCGGGATGGCCGTGTTGGCCGACACCGAGAGGGGGACACGGCGGGCGAGCGACATAACTGCCGACTGCTCCACCGCCTTGTTGAAGATGGGGCCGGTAATCGTCGGGGGCAGAAGGGTCTGGTTGACGTTTGCCAGCGCGTTAGCGTTGATAGGCATTGATTGTCCTTAGGTTTGTTGGCCTAGCGGCCAGTTGCTTTACGGATAAGTGCGGCGAACTCATGCGCAGGGTCGAGAGGGCTTGCCTGGTCGGCTGGCCCCTGCGAGTGGTCTGCGCGGGGGATGTTTTTCTGTTCGCCCCGGAATGCGATAAGCGCGTCTGCGGCAGCCTCGAGTTCTTCTTGCGTGTTGCCCGAAAGCAGCTCGATCGGAACACCCTTTGCTGCGGCAACCTCTGCACGTGTGGCCTTCACTTCGAGCTCGGCAGCACGCTTCTCAGCGGCCTCGAGTCGTGCGGCGGTCTTCTGTGCTTCGGTCAGGTTCTCTGCCTCAATTTCGGCGAGCTTGTCGGCTTTGGCCTTCACGTCGTCGTAGTCAGCGAACTTTGCGCGCTCCCGAGCAATGCGAGCCTGAATTGCCTTATCGAAGTCCTCTTGCGACGTGATCGCTTCGAACTCCTTGGGCTGTTCCTGGTTCTGCTCGTTCTGTTCTCCCGCGACAGCGGTACTTGTCTGCTCAGTCATGCGACCGAACCCCTTTCGTCCGTTTTGAGGCCGTCGCCTATGACCCTCGAGACAGTCGAGGTGCTGCACCGCAAGAGAACGCGGAAGTTTTTGGGCATGAAAAAAGCCCCCATTGCTGAGGGCTTCTTCCTGCTCTGTTAGCGGTTATCCGAGGGTGAAGTTGCCGTACCGCAGCGTTGCTCGGTTCACAAGAATGCGATCCTGACGGCGCTGCTCGGCCATCTCAGCGATCCACTTATTGCCGGAGTCGTACCCGTTCTTTGGGTGGTACTGCAGGTAACCCGCATCCCTCAGGAATGCTTGACGGAGCGCCTTGTCATTGCCAGCGATCTCAAAAATGGTTTCGGGCATCAGCCGGATACGCGAGGTGGACGAATACCGCGCGCCAGCGAGACGTCGCGCTTCCGCAATGCCCGCCTGAGCGCGACCAAAGCTGCCACGAACCGTAGTTCCCTCGACAGTTTCATAAACCTGAATGAGTGAACCGTTTGGGCGAACACCGATGGTCGTTTTTTGCATTCGACGCCAACCCTCCGAGGTTGGCCCGCGAGCGCCGTAACCAATTCCGGAAGCACCACGCCGCGCAGAGACGATGGACGAAATGTCCGCGCCCTCACGAATGGCCTCAGCGCCCGCCTTGCCAAACGCCTTATCCTGCTCGTGCCGTGACATACGGCCAAAAACCGCTTCCGGAGAATAGTCGCCATGGTCATCTCGAACAATTGGCTGCACCGAACACTTGCAGGCAGGGTGGCGTTTGAACGCACGAAACTGCGTTGCGCCGGCAAGGACAACACACCGGTTACACGCGCCGCCTTCAACAACGCGGGCATACAGCGTGTAACCCTTGCCAGCAGAAGAAACCATGTCGGCTGACCTAGAACTATCGGCCAGCGCCGTCTTGATCATTGCCGCCAAATAGGCAGCACCCGCTTGGAACGCGAGATCGCGCCCTAAACCAGCGCCGATGGATCGCTTCGTTGTAGTGACCGCTCCGTGCAGCAAGGAGCCAACTGGTCGCCCGCTGCCATCCACGCCCACGAACGATTCAGGCGCAATACGTGCCGCATCAGTCTTGAACTTGTCGGCTCGAGCAACACGAGACACATATGCGTCCGCGCTGCGCGCAGCCTGCAACTGTGCCGCTTCAATACGCGCAACCATCGCAGCCTCAATACGAGCCCACGACGCATCCAAATCTGTGAAACTCATCGACCGCCACAAACGCAGCCCGGACGATGTGGCCAACGCACTTATGCGAATGAGTTCCGCTTGACGCAACTCCGCAACTTCGTACGAAAAGACCATTAGATCTGCTCAGACGCCTGCTGAACTGCGATACCTAAGGCGAGCTCGGAGTCGGCAGCACGACGAGTTTTCATCTGCGAAATGGCTGCAGGCGTTTCCCCAAGATGCTCCTGCGCCGTCTCCCAGTCGATAAGACCAACCTGGAACCGCTTCACAACTGCGTCAGTCTGCTGCGCGACAGTGGGCGTACCGGCGTCACGCCAAATCGTTTCCATCTGACGCGCATCATCCGACCACTCGCCATCGCGGAAACGGATCACAAGACGCTGCACAGACTCCCAACTGTGGCCAAAGCTCGTCTGCTTCCGCTCCGCATTCTTGATCAAACGAGTTTCACCTGCGCGCTGGCCATCGGCAGACGGCGGCTGCTGCGTGTTCAAGCCGAAATACTCGACAGGCAGCGACGACACACCCGATGCAAGGCGGGCGTACATGTTTACGACGTTCTCGAAGTTCGAAAGCTCAGCAGCATCAAACTGGAAAGTCTTCGCTTCCTTGTTGGCCATCGCCCACACGGAACCGAAGTACGACTGCCATGCCGAAAGCTGGTTGCCATCAGCATCAATAAAGTCACCCTTCGTCGCACCCAAGACGCCGCGCTGCGGAGCTGCAATGGTCTCCTGCGCTAGCTGTGCGTTCGTGACTGCACGCGATGCCGAATCAGCGATCGGGATGATGTCGGCCATCTCGGAGATGCCCTCAACGATCGAATCCGTCTTGCGGGTGGCGCGGTTACGGTTCACCAGTGGAACAACCGGAACAGTGCCCAAGTTGTGCTCATCAGGATCAAACTCGTCCTGCCACTCACCATCATCCAGAATCAGCCAGCGAGTCTTGTTCGGCAGGTAGAGCGTTGCCCGCTCCTTGCCCGCCGAATACATGCGAAGAGCAGAAGAAACGCGACGAGTGCGTGAATCGCGCACGGCGATCATCTGCTCCGGCGACTCGACCGTAATAAGCGGGAACTCGGGATCGTCTTCGTTGGATCCAACGCACACATACGACCGAGCCAAAGCCAGCGCATCCGTGTGAGCGAACGTCTGGCGCTCGTCCATGTTGTTGTACTGCCAGTTCTCCCACAACGACTTATCTGCAGGCTTACCCGGCATGCGGAAACCCTGCACGTCAAGACGACGCTCGAGCGCATCAACTGCCGTGCGAGGCCAACCGAGGAACACGGTAAACCGCTTCAACTCTTCCGGGATAGAAAGCCCCAACTGCTCGAGCCGGTGAACGCCCTCGTAGTAGTCATTCAGTATCGTTGTCTCGACTCGAGAAGAATCAAGGGTCTGCTTCAAGCCCGCGAACAGGGCAGCTTCCGTGACGGAGAGCGTCATGGGATCTCCTAACGGAAGACGATTATTCGGTTATCTTCGGGCTCTGAAAACGCCTTGCTCTGAGCAAATGCAAAAGTGGCGAGAGTGACAGCAACAAGAGGCGAAATGTTCGTAGCGTCACGGCGATGCCAACCCCACGCGCCAGAATCACCCAGCGGGCGCTTCCTGGCAGCATCGAGCGCCGCCCGAAGACCCGGCTGTGAACGGTGCACGAACAGGTCATCCTCAACCATGTTGAAGAAGCCCTGGCACGCCTGCCCGTACTCCTTCATGGACACCACATCAACGCTTATGCCGCGCTCCGCAAACTGGGGAAGGAGCGCGCCGGCAGGGCCGATCGCATCAAGAACAACAGAAGAGGCAGGCCACTTCACAAGCAGGTCAACCACATAGTCAACGACCCAGCCGTCACCCTTTTCGCTGCGGATTACCTCGGCGTACGTCTTGCCATTCGAAAGCTTGCCCGACACGGCAACCGAACCCTGACGATCCGGGCTGACGTCAATTGCAAACCGCACAGGGTCGAGCGGTGGGCCAGCAAGAACATCACCGCGGGAATCCCAGACATCCATGTCGATGACAGTCGCGCCCTTGGACTCATCTACGATCCCGAGCCGTTCACGAGCAAACGCAACCTCGGACAGCGCCGAACGTTCCTTCTCGATGAAGTCAATGTGGATGCGACCCGACTCAACGCCTGGATTCGCACTACGCCACGCCTTGTGATCATCCAAACTAGCTTTGGGGTCTGCTGAGTACTCGATGTAGCAGAGGTTCTTGTCGCTGCCCTCGCGACCGCGCTTCATGACGTTCTTGAGGACGTCCGACTTGTCCAACGCGGCCGACGAGGTGTACATGAGCTGCGGGTTAGGTCGCGCCGACATCGTTGGCAGAGACGCCGCGATAGTTTCTTCGGGCAGGTCGTATGCCTCGTCGTATATCAAACGATCGCACGAGAAACCACGGCCCGAGTTGCCCGAGCGCGCCAAGAACCGGAGACGCTGCCCGGTCTTCAACTCGATACCCTCATTGCCGGCACCGGTCATGATGCCGTTAGAGCGACCATCATTCTTCAACTGCTCATAAAGCTCAGGAGTATTCTCGACCAAAAATCGGATACGCCTAAACGCCTCCTGTGCAGTCTTGAACTCATGCGCAGTGTGAATGATTAGCTGCTCACCGAACAGGAACAACCCGGCGAGCTCAATGCACTCAAGAACCGCGTTCTTGCCGTTCTGGCGAGGCAACACCAGAGCCGTCTCAAAAGCACTCCACTGGCCGCGAGAATCCTCAGCCAGAATGTCCATCACCGCCTCGCGCTGCCAGCGATCAAGAACCAGGCCAGCAGAAGCTGCCAGCTCGATCGCCTCAACACCAGACGAAAAGTTGTACTTAGGAACGCTACGAACTCTGGGCAGAACGAGACTCGGCACGACGCTTCTCCCGTTGACTCTTCAATTCGTCATTGACCTTCACGTCAGCCTTGACCGCAGGCCTTGAACCAACCGCAGACATCAACGACCGCAACTCCGAAGCCATCGACGCATTCGCCTTCTCATCCAACGCAGCAGCCAAAGCAAGAGCAGTAGAGCGCTGCCAACCAGACACAGAAAGACGATCCAACTCGTCAGTCACATCATCGAAAATAGGCAACCGGACACCTCGAAAAAGGTCGTTTTTTTATCACGAATAAAAGGGTTCCCGCCCCGGAGGCATTTCAGGTGCATTTCCGTTTCAGTCCCCCGCCACCCCTATGCTGCGTGGGACAGGTGTCCGAGTATCGGTATTCGCCTGGCGCGTCATACTCACGTGCGCGCCTAGCGCGGCGCATGGTGCGACGCTGGCAGGCTTCTGAGCAGAACTTGGCGACACCTGTTGTGCTCAATGCCACAAATGGTTGGGCGCAGTCGTTGCACAGGCCAGCTACTAAGCGTCCGCCGAGCGCAGGGTGTGCGGGCTTGGCCTTGACGATCTTGGCGGCTGGTTCTTTCTTCGGCCACGCACTTGTCCATGCGCCCCACATGTCCCAGTGGCGGCAGACGTCAGAGCAGTATGACTTGGGGTAGCGCTTGGATTTGTGACGCAGGATCTCGAGGCCGCATCCGTCGCAGTTGACAAGATTGGGCTTGTCTGGTGTGCGGGGAATGGTGCGTCGATAGTGCTTACGGCACATCCCTTTCGCGTCGATGCGGGTGATATCGCAGTCTTCGATAATGCAGGTGCGCATGCTGTTCTCCAAGGAATGCGAAAGGCCTCACGCTTGGAGACGTGAGGCCTTTCTGTCACCGGTAATTAGTCGGTGGTTCTTTTGTGTTCAGTAGTTGGTCACCACGCTCGAGAGGTGGGGAACTGGCCGCGTGTGGTGTTCCCGCGGGATGAGTTGCAACGGGCATGGCAGGGTGCCCAATTTGATCTGGCCATTGGGTCGCCACCTAGTGAGGTCGGCGTTTTGTGGTCTGTTGTGAACCTGCGCGGGTTGTAGTTCTTGGGGTCGTATGGTGCGTCGTAGTCGATGGGTACGTTGTCCATGACGCAGTTCCAGCAGGGAGCGTTGATCTTCTTGCATTCGGCTTTGAATGCTGCTGTTTCGCGTGTCCATGGCCGGCCTGATGCGGGCATGTTTACTCTTCGTCGTTCTCGAGCCGCACCCGCATGATTTCAATGGCAGCGCGCATGTCGTCGCTGATCCTGGCTGATACGAGTAGGTGAGCGTCCGCGGTGTTCATTGCTCACCTGCTTTGATCAGTGTCTTGGCGTCTTTGCGTTCGCGTTTGTGTGTGCTGCGTTTGATCGTCTTCACAACACCGGGTCGTTGCAGGTAGCAGTACATCCGTCGCCAGCGTGTGTATGCGTCTTGTTCGTCACCGTTGACGATTCTGCGGCGACCCATGCTCATGCGCGTACTATCTCTCCACCGTTGACTGCGATGATGATGTCTTCGGTTAGTTCTTCGCGGTCTTCGATGAATGCGATGTCGGCGCTCATGCCTTGAATGCGGGCGTTGACTGAGCGGAACCAGATTCTTCCGCCGTTGCTTCTCTGTATTTGTTCGTTGCCGTGCGCGCGTATGAGTTTGTCTTCGTGGTCGAGTAACGGCTCGAAGATGTTCATGTCTTTGCGTGCTTGGCGTTGGTCGTGCGAGATGACGAGTATCCGTTTGCCTTTACTGGCCTCATAGAGCAACCCGAGCGCGGCAAAACGATTCACGGTGCACTCTTCTTCGCAGCTTCAAGCACATCGGCAAGATTGAATCCTGCGAGCTCGCAGTCACGCGCGTTGATGATCGGTTCGCCAACGGGCAGGAATTGCACAACATGCGGTGTCTGCCACGGCCAGATCGGAGCCCCGAACCCGTCGTACCCGATCGGTGCGGGTAGTCGCGATTCAACAGCGTCAACGGCTGCAGCAATCTCGGGTTGTACGTTGCGTGGTTCGGGTGACCATTCGAGTGCGTGGTTAGTCATCGAAGGCTTCTCTCGACAGTGCTGCACGATATGTGGTGTGGCTGTAGTCGAGTAGCCCGAGTGTGACGTGTGCTGCTTGACCGTTTGCGGTTTCGCGGAAGTAGGAGTGCTGTTCGCCGGATTCGATGTCTTCGGAGGTGACGCCTGACATTTGGAGGATGTAGCCGGTGAGTATCGCGCCGTCCCATTCGGTTCCGAAGTGTGCGGCGATTGCTTCGTCTAGTGCGTCTTTTGTTTCAGCGCTCATGTGACGTCTCGCAATCTCTCGCCAGTGACGGGACAACGTAGGATGCGCCACAGTGGGCACAGGTGAAAGGGTCAGGCATTGGGTGTGAATCCGATGCGCGCCTGAATGACTGGCACGTCGTGGAGCATGGATGATGTTTCGTAGTAGCGGCTACCTGCGTGTTCGACTTGCGAAGTTGTGCCTTGCGGTTCGGGCTCACTGTCGGGTTTCGTTACGCAGTTGTGTTGGGTGCGCCATGCGATGACATCACGGCGGCGACCCTTGACTGAGCCACCGCACGAACACCATTCCTGCACGGTGACTCCTTGCTGGATGGTTGCCAGCCGCCGTTATATGCGTTGGCAAGTTTCTATGCGACTACTGGCAACTGAGGCACTGTAGTTCGTCCATTGGATCGATGGGCACTGAGTAGTTGTCGATCGATTCTGAAGATGACGGTTCCGTAATATTCACCCCCATTCGTTCTTGGTTTCGAGGGTGGATAAGGGTTTATCTGATATTCGGCAGATATTAGGGATTCGCTTACGTCAAGCGGTGAGGCTTGATTGTGGCGACGTCAAGCAATGAGGCTTGATTACAGAATCCTTAGCTCCGACCATTGCCCGTTCGCGGTAACGAAGGACAACATGCCCTTAGCCGACGATTCGCCCGTCTTGTTCGTGAACCAGCTCGAGCCCGAATCCGATGACGGTGACACCATGAGCCAGCGTGAGTCACCGGACTGTTGAACGCGGAGACTGTGAAAATGCCCGAACAGGGCCAGGTCAGCCGTAGCGAGTGGCATACGACCGTGCGACTGTCCTGCCCACCATTTACCGAGTCCGTCAGCGCCTTGTGCCTGATGCCCGTGAGCCATGCCCAACGTTGTGCCGGATGTTGTGAATGCCAACGATTCGAGGGACTGTTCGGGGATGACGAATGAGACGTTGGCGAGTTTGTCTGAGTTTTCGCAGATGTCGCGCAACTGTTCAGCAATCTCGATGCCGTAGTCATCGAGTACGTGATTCTCGGGTGACTTCGGGCCGATACGCACTGAGCCGTGATTCGAGGGGACAGCAGCGTAGATGAGGCTGTCAGTCAACGGTGCGAGTAGCTTGATGCCTTCGAGCATGAGGCGGCGTGCAAGTCTCACCTGTTCGGTAATTGCCAAATCGTTGGTTGCGCGTTGTGAGCTGGTGGAGTTGATGTTCTCCACGATGTCGCCAAGGTCGGCGAGGACGATTTCGGCGAAGTGTGTTGTACGCGCAATCTCGGCAGCGGCAGCGAAGGATGCGAGAACCCGGTTGGTAAGGTCGGTGGACTTGAGCCCAAAGTCGGTCTTGCCGGTCTGCAAGTCGGCGGCACACACAACAAGGGTTTCGAGTGCAAAGGGTCGGACGCGTTTTACTTCGGGCGTCCAGTTGTCGATTGCCGCGTACAGGTCATCCAAGTTCGCGCTGTTGTTGACTTTGCGTGTGAACCTGGCGCTGTACGAGTACAAGTTGATGGTGTCGCGTTCACCGGACTCGAGACGCTTCGACTGCTGCCACATCGACATGCGAACGGTGTCGTCAACGATGGTGAATAGTTCGGGGTCGAGGTTGAAGCGGGCGAAGATTGCCGACCAGTCGTTGCCGAGTGGTGCGTCGGTTTGAATGTTGGTGAATTCGCCACCATCAGGGCCGACATCAGCTTTACCGGCGATTGGTTCAACTGTGGGCTCGAGGTGTACGAGTGGTGCATGTTTCAGGTGGCGACGGATTGATGATTCACCGAGGCCCAGTTTCCGACCCCATGCAACGTTCGACATGCTGTCATCGATGGCGACACCTTGGGCACACACGGAACATTGAGACACGCGGGCTCCTGTCAACGGTGGAGTGCCTCACCGCTGCCGCCCATGGTGCTACGAACAATCCATGAGTCGGACTTATGCGGTGAGGCTGCATTCCACCGCTGTTGCGTGAATGCCCTTTTATGCCCGACGTATTGTCGCTGGCATGTTTATTGCTTCCTTGTCGGAAGTCAGTTCGACAGCCTCAGCCGTTGTTTGGCAGATGCTAAATACCACTGTGCGAACCGTTTGGTTGGCTGTGGCGTGTGCGCTCATGTGTGCGGCGGGTGTCGAAGTCTTTAAATGCAGAAAGCCCTCACAGTGAAGTGAGGGCTTTCTGTCAGAGCACATGGTTGTGCTGTACTGAGGTCGATGGTACGGAACGATCGTTACTTAATCAAGCGACACGCGCATCTTTTTTTGCTGCTTCTGCAACATTCGTTTCGTGTCGCAGTTGCATGATCTCTTTCACGCCGACCCAGCGCGTGTGACAGTGGGCACATTCGGCTGTCATCTTCGTGACGTTGAGTTGGATTGCGAACCTCTCATCACCGTTCACCCAGACGCGGCGGGCACCACAACGCTTGTGCACACCGAACTCGTTCTCGACCGGGATCAGCGCGGGACAAGGGTCAGTCCACTCGCGTTTCTCATCGGGCTCGAACTTGTTGAGGATCATCCGCACCCAACCCTCGACCATGCGGGTCACATCATGGTCGATGACTTCGGATACCTTGCCGGCGCGTACAGCGTTCGCGTGCGCCAGGAACCACACGCGAATACTTGCAAGCAGGTCATCGTCGAATGTGGCACCAAGTTTTTTGCACCAGAGCCGGATGAGGTCGCGCATTTGGGAGTACATCTCGAGCGCGTCTGCATCGATTGGGATGCCGGGGTCTGATGATGCTGAGCCGCGCGAGATCCCTGTGCCTTCGAGCAGCATGGTTATGAGCGGTGGGTGTTTCTCGCTGTGCACCCGCAACCATTCGCCTGTTTCGTCATCGATGATGGTTGTGTGTACGGTGCGCTCTCTTGTGAGCTCGTCCACCGCATCAAGCAATCTGTCTTCGCTCACTATTTGACCTCCTTGGTGAATGCGTTGGTGATTCCGCGCATCATGATTTCCGAGATGGATGGCGCTGGTTTCTCGAGCCATTCGCCGGTTTCTTTGTGGTGGTCGAGGATGGTTTGCACCCGCGCATGATGTTCTTCGACTGTTTCGTCGGGCACCCATTCGCGTGCCGGTTCGAGGGGGAACAGTTCTGCGTCTTCCCATTCGTAACCGCTTAAACCGCGCCCCCAACCAAGCTTTTCGGCTTGCTCGGTGACGTCATCCCACTCTTTGCGCGCTGCGTTCCAACGTTCAACAAATGCCGCATATTCGGTGCGGGTCTTGTCGGTGATCGGATGAACGATGCTGTGCCCGCGCCTGGGGAATGTTTGACCCCAGTCGCGGAACGTGTACTCGTCAGTCATGGGTATTAGTGCGCCGTATTTGAGGATTGGGGTTGTTGCCGGTTCGTCGCTCACGTGTTTCTCCTCATGTTGCAGTAAGCCCCGCCACGGTTGTTGTTGTGGCGGGGCTTGGTGGTACAGATTGGTGGGGTCAATGGGTGGACTCGGTGGGCGTGTATGTGGCGAGGATACGTGCCGTCCAAGTGCGCGCAAATCCATCCGTTACGTCTTGATATTCGGTAACGTCATGCGCTTCGGCAATCACCTTCTCTGCTTCCCCGAGTTTCGTCTGCGCGGCGGCAAGTTCGGCAGACTGCACGGTGAGGGCGGCAAGCAGCTTCACGATGTACCGTTCGCTGTCTGAGACGATATCCAGCTCGGCCAGACGGTCAACGCGCTTCTGTGCCGCAGCAACCAACTCGCTTACGTCGCCAACGGGTGCCGGGGTAAGGGTGGCGCGTAGATCACATGAGCAGTCGTTGTCGCTGTCCATGTTCCAGCACCATTGACCGTCATGCTCTCGGTGGCGGCATTTCGAACAGCGCCCTGTGTCGTTCTCAGGCATCACTTGCCCCTTTCGGTCGGTTGCGGGGAATCATCGGATTCCCGCAGCGGAATCAGCACGCCGCCTTCACCGAGTACGCGCTGAATCTCGCCAGCCAACCCGTCGAAATCGTCGGCGGCCAAATACTCGCCATCGGTGGTCATGACTAGCTCGCGTACCGCGCCGATGATCTGGAGAGCGCGGTCTTCATCGAAGGCAAAACAGCGCTGGCAGGTCAATTGGAAGTCGGGGGTGTGATCGCTGTACTCGCCTTCTCGGGATACGCACTTGCTCATGACGTAGCTCCTGACTGGGAATCGTGCGATGTTCCGTCACCCTGCGCGCGGTACGGGTTATCCCACTTACGACCGTCAAGATGTTCAAGTCGCAGCGTGATTCCGTCATCGTTACGAATCGCATGGTTCAAAGCAGTAGCTACGCCCTCTTCCCACACTCGCGCGTCATGCTCGGCAAGGGCTGCTGTGGGGTGAGCGGCGAGGATGTCGAGCGTATCCTCAGCGCTCAAAGCCCACTCGTCATCGTCTAGGGATTTCTGCGCGAAACCTCTCGCGCTCTCAATCGTCGCCAACGCTGCGTCACGTTCACGCAAGTACCCCTGCATCCGAACCTGCTGGGCAAGGATGGATTCGTGGAGGGCTTCGATTTCGGCCAGACGGTCGGGGGTGCGCGTGAAACCTGCCGCGAAGATTGCGTCGGCAAGCTCGCGATAAGGCTCTCGGTTCTTCTTCCAGAGTCCCGACCATTGCTGCGTGTTACGGGGTGCCCACTCGATGCACACATTGTTGAACAAAAGCTCGGCCAGCGCCTCCCGCTCCCTCGCATCGGTCGGCTGTGCGGGTGACTGGGTAGCTGCGGCTCGATTTTTCTCTGTCTCAATATTACATTTGCCGACAAACCGGCAACCCTCGTGATTGCAGCCATCACTCATCACTCCACCTCCCCGGCGAAGATGACGCGAAGAGGGATGTTGAGGGCAAGGATTTCTCCTTCTGTCCATCCCTGCCCGTGCATGGACTTCCATCCCTCTTCGCCACTAAACCAGCGACCAACGTTCTTCTCATCCACCGGTGCAATGACTGCGCTGCGGGCTGTCGGGAACACGAACGGGGGATGCTCGACCTGCCAGCCGTCCTTCTTGTAGAACGTATTTCCTTGGGCGGCTCCGTGTGGTTGCATATACCAAAAAGTGGCCTCGTCGCTAATCAGTTCTCCAACGATTCGGCTTTCACCGAGTACGAGTGTTATTGCGGTCATTCGGGGGCTCCTTCAATGGTTAGTTGCGGCTCAATGTCCGCGATGATTGCTGTCCGAATGTCACGCAACATTTCGAGCACTTCCGAGTTCTTCCACTTCACGGCGGACGAGTTGCCGCTGTTCGTGCTGATGGTCATATCGATGTAGACCAGGGATGTGAGATCGCTCATGGCTAGAACGGAGTATGGGAGTCGTCGTAGCTGCTGGGTGTAGACCATGTGTCCCCAGCCGGTTCCTGTGCCGCCCAAGGCTCCTCTGTGGGCTGCTGTGATGCCCCGCCGCGCTTGCCCTTACGAACCACAACAGCGATCGTCGGGAAGTCGATAGCGATTGACCCGGCCGCGTCACCCTGCTTCAAATACAGGTCAAGGCGCGGGATGCCAGACACCGTGACGAGTGTGCCCTTGTTGACGGTCTGCAGTACCGCATCCCCAAGCTCATCCCAGAATGATGCTTTGTACCAAACGGTGTCACCTGAGTCTTCCCACTTCCCATCCACTTTCTTCTGCGGTGTGACCGGAATGGTGACATCCACAATTCGGTGGTTGGTGACGTCTCGCACCTTGAGTTCGTTCGAGATGAAACCCTCGATGGTGATTGCTGCGTTGCTCATGCTGTCTCCTTAGGTTCTTCATTTCCTGCACCGAGCAACCAGACCTGGCGTCGGCGGTAAACGGTTCTGCGGGATAGGCCCAACAGTTCCGCGATGTAGTTGTCTGTTCGGCCGTGATCCATCAACTTGTGGATGCGGTTTGCTGCACCCTCGTACCAGTCGATGCGAACGGTTGGCTTCTGCACTTCCCGTTCCGCAACACCGGCCATGTACTCGGTCACTGACTGACCAGCCTTAGTTGCGATTTCTTCGAGCTTCCAAACAACTTTCGGGTCGAGCTGGATCTTCATGTTGATCACTTGGCCACCTCCAAACTTTCAAATATGCGGTTATCCACAGGGGGCGGCGCATTAAGAACGCGAGATGATTTCCCTGAGTCTTGAACCCGTAGCGTTAGTTGCGTATGTAGCGTTGCGTAGCGTGTATCGGCTGGGGCATTGCTCGGGCATCGGTTGAGCAATGCTTGGGGCATTGCTCCGCGCATCACCCCTGACCCCCCGTTTGCCTCTTCGCCCACCTTGCATTCGCTGCCTTCTTGGCTCTCTCGGAGCGAGCTTTGGACTCTTCGTCCGTGGGTTGGTACTCCATCCAGTCGTGTATTTCCCAGCCTCCTGGGATCTCGTGCCACAATCCGACGTCTACGAGCTGGGCTGCGTCTCTCGGTTTTCCGTGGAACAATCCGAGCGCTGCGGCGGGTATAAAACCTGCAGTTCCGTGTGCACCGGAATGGCCCAAAGAGAAGACATAAACGCATAGGGCGTGATCACCGTTTTTGTCACCTAAAAGCGCTAAAACTTTGTGATTTGAGTGCAGATTTGCGTCGAGGCGAACCCAATTCAGTCCGGCCATCAGCGACCACATCTCTGGCATGGTCGGCCATCGAGGTCTTCGCAAACGACGCACAGTAAGGCGTCGGCGGGGACTATGAATTCATCGACTTCTTCGGCGGTTGCGACTTCTGCACCGCACAATGCAATGTCTTCGTCGCACTCGCAATAGGTGTGGCACAGACCGTCGTCATCGTCTTCTGCCTGCTGCTCACGCACGAGTTCATCGGCCATTGTCTCCATTAGGTTCTCCTTTCAAGTTCGAGCAACCCCGAGCCGATCTGTGACACGAGCACCATGTACTCGACAGCATCCCCAGCCGGAATAACCACCCCGCCGCGTGACCATGTTTCGGTGCCTTTGTTGAACACGGGAACACGGTTGGGGTCGTTGCCGGGGCGTACTGTCCAGCCGAGTTGTTGCCCGACAATGGTTTGCGCAGTCACGGCACACGATGGGCATAGGTGCAGAATGTTGTTGGTGTGGTCGGCTTGACGTGCGCGACGGTGCGTTGTTGTTGCCGGGCGTGTGTTGCAACCGGCGCATGTGAGGGTCATGCTGCTTCACTTCTTTCTAGCCATCTGCGTATCGTTCGTTCGGATTTGTCGAACCTGTGTGCAATGTCTTTCGTTGTCCAGTTGTTGTCGCGCAGTTTTCTGGCCTCAGCGAGTTCCGTATTGACCAGACCTGCACGTTCGGATGTTGTTGTGCCACCCCACACGCCCTGTTCACGGTTCTCGAGCGCATACGCCAGGCACTGTTGGCGCACGTCGCATGCGGCACAGATCCGTTTCGCCGGAGCAGCACTCTCACCCTTCACTGGCAAGAAAATGTCAGGATCGGTGGTGGCACAATTTGCGAGAGACTGCCAAGTTGTTTCGGTCATTCGATGCCGCCTCGTGGCACCGGTCCGAGCGGGTTGCAGTCGTCGCATTGCACCCAGTAGCCGGACTCGTTGCGGCCCTGGTGGCAGCGGGTGTTGCGTCCGGCGATCGCTCTCCTGCAATCACGGCACCGGTCAGCATCGGCAAGGTCTGCGAAGTAGGCGGGCTCCACTTCAATTTCAAAGTCGAGCATTGTCACGATGCGCCGCCAGACCAGAACCAAGCGACATTGCACATCACCAATTCGCTTCGAGAGTCACCAGGGATTGGGGCGGCCGACCACCAGTAGTAGGTCAGTCCGTCATCGGAGCGGTGCGAAAACCTGTATGCAGTCCTCATGTCCGGCACCTTTCTTTGGGTACGTAAAAGGTTGGTGGCCTACCTCACACACGAGGTAGGCCACCAATTGGGGGAAGGGGTGGGGCGACTAGAAGAGCGCGCCACCTGTTGCATCGATCGGCGTGACTTCAGCCATCGAGTGACGGTCGAACGCAATGGTGTGTGTGGCTGCAGGAACAACACCGGCTGTTACTTGCTGGAACGCCGCCCAGATCAGTTCGTACCACTCGGGTGGGCATAGGGAACGAATCCGCAGCACCTCGTTTTTGTTGTCCATGCCCGCGAATTCCACAACACGGATCTTGTTCGAGGGGTCTTTCCATTCGCCCCAAAACTGGCAGTAGATGCGTGCCTTGTCTTCGCCTGTGGTTCCGGCGATGATCATTGGCGCGGTCATCGCATCACCTCGCGAATCTTCTCGAACCGCACAGTGTCAGTCCACGCATTGTTGATGAGTGACTTGACGGTGACTGATCGGCTGTTGACTTTGATTACGCGTCGCCAACCGAATTGGTCACGAATCCAATGCGAGCCCATCGTGAATCCGTCGAACGAGTCGCGCGTGATTGTGCCTTCCGTTTTACGGCCTGCCCGTTCCTTGACTCGTGCGGCTTCTATCCGCGCATCACTTTCGGCCTTCTGACGTGCGAGCTCAGCATCTATTTCGTCATGTGTTTTCTTGCCTCGAGCACGGTAGGCACTTACGGTGTCGCGTTTCATGGGATCTCCTTCAGCCGAAACTCGAAGTGCGCCACATCATTCTTGGCGGCTAGCACAATGCGCGGCATGTGTTTGACCATGTAGGCGGGGGTGTCGTCGGTTACGACCTCAGCATCAATGAGCCCATCGCACAGCGCCTTCAAAACGGGAACGATATTCTCTTCATCCCTGCGCCGTGTTGACTTCACGAACCATGTCAGCCGGACTTCGCAACGCCCAAGGTCGGGTACTCTCCTGGCGAGCGCATGCATGTTCGAGCGCAACTCTTTGACGATATTCGCTTCGGCCATGCGGTGCAGTCGGTAGTTGAGTGACAGTGGTGCTGTCTGCCATTCGAAACGCCATGTGGTTTCGAATAGTTTCGGTTCCTGCACTGTCTCGTTGGTCAACCCATCAACGGGGATCATGTGCCGAACACCCCCTCAGGCATCCCAGCACCACGCCATGCACCGTTGACCAAGCGCAGACCACGCTCCACCCACTTTGCATCCGACGAATTACGGCATTTCACGCGCCCATCAGGTTCGAGTGTCTGATGCCAATCGAACAGGCTGGAACCCTCAA